TCATAAATAATCACTCCAGTCTATTTCAGTTCCACAATAAGGACAATATTCCCAATTAAGACTGTCAATATTACACTCACAATGTCCGCAATAATATTCTGCATAAGTATTATCTTCTTTAATAGGCTTTTTCATTTTGTTTCCTCCTTTGTTTGATACCTACATATTAAGGTATTATAAACGATATGTCAACACTTAAATTAAAAAAAGACGAAAAAATTAATTCTCGTCTTTTTCATCTACTACAATAACCTCGTCTGTGTCGTATTTCTCATAGAATGGTCTGCCGTCAAAATAAAACTCATTAACTATGGTATTACTGTTAAAGCGATCAATAATTTGTGTCTTAAATTGACCTTGCTTTGCTGTATTTTGCATAGCCATAAAATAATTAGTCTGCCTGCGTAATCGTAATGGTGCCTGCGTAAATATCTGTGTCGTGTAATAAAAGTTTACTTTACGTTTTCTTAGCTGTGTTGCAAACGTTGCTAATGCTCTTGCTGGCTTTCCCATAAAATCGTAAGCGTCAGCCCAAACGTGAATTTCATCAATAAGCACTACGCTATTATTAAGATGATCAGGTAGCTTTATCATTTCCTCAAGGGTTATTTTTGTGTAAGGAATATGAAACAAATGATAATTGGTAAATATTCGTTTGCCCTCCTTATGGTAAGCCTCTGCTAACGCTGTCATGATACACGTTTTACCAGCACCACGATCGCCTATAATTGCTGTGATAGGGTATAACATAGTCTAACCCCCTGCTAATCTTGATAAAAACGTTCTGTTTTCCTCATCATTCTCATTCGCCAACATCTTAGCTAAATCTGTAAGCTCTTTACGCCCTTTACGGTCTTTAGATACATTCAGGACCATAACCAAATCGCATAAATCGCTAAGCGTGGAATCGTTAAAAATAACGCTGTGCATTTTACCCTTGGCAATAGCTCTAATTGACTTGGCTGTTAAATCCGTTTTCATTTCTAGATTATCTCTAGTAAAGCCTTGTTTCAAAAGATATTCTAGCTTTATTTCTTGTTTAGAACGTGTTTCCTCCTGATTCGTATTTTCTTGTGGTGTATTGAATAACATTTCATTTATAGACTTTCCCATTATTCCACCCCAAACAGCCTGCTAAGCTCTCTAATTAAGCCTGTAAGCTCATTCATTTGCTCGGTAAGCATATACCATAAGAAACCAACCGCACCTATAACCACGACCATTGTCACAATGCTCATGATGTTTTCAGGCATTTTGTTATCTATGGTGTCTAAAATCTCTTTCCCTGTCTTAGCTTTTTTGAATGTTTCTAATTCGTCTGCTGTCATCATAACGGAATCATACGGCACAATTTCCTTGCCGTCTGTAACTTGTATGTCTTTAATTGTTAAGGGTGTTGGTATATCCTCATGGTAAGTATAAACAGCTTTATTTCTAAAGATGTAATAGTTTTGCGAATCAATAACATAGCTTTTATGATTATGGCTAAAGCTGTCATTTTTAGGCGCAACCACCTTTCTTATTAACTGTCTATTTTTCTTGAAAATGATTACTCTTACTGTGTTTTTATTACCTAGCATAATATCTACTAACCTCCACTAATTGCCATAAACCCAGCATTAAAAAAATTATCCCAAAAAAACTACAAGGACAAATAGCTTGCCCTACTTCCCTAACACTAAAAAAATAAAGACTAGATCCAAACATGATCATTGAACTGAATAAAAACATGATAGGCATTTTGGTATAATATGCAAATATCAAAAAGCCTAGCGCTAAAACTGCTATTCCTAATAAGTTATCCATAAATACCTCCTACGTGAATGGAACCACGTCTTTAAGAATATTGACTATGATATAAATAACCCCAAACGCTAATGGTGTAAAAATAAATAGATTAACTAGCGCTGGAACGCCTACCAATTGGAATGTCATAATACTATAAAATGTCACTACGAACGACCATATTTGCCGTAATGGACCCTCCGTTTCTCCTGTTGTCCCAGGCACTACTATTTCATTAGTAGATGTTAAGCCTAAACTATCCACTAAAACCACCATTAACATCATAAACAATGCAATTCCTATAATTGTTTTTGCGTTAGTCATAAGTTATCATTCTCCTACTCACTAAAATTAGTCCCAGGATTAGAACGCTCATAAATAAGAAACTTGACCAAAACTCAAATAGCCCCGCAAAGATGAAAATGCCCCCAATAAGCGCGTCTATAATAATAATGCCATACGCTGGAAACCTTAGCACAACCATAGCAAGGTTGGTGGCTATAATAAGAACGCTAAAGAATATTAAAAAGCCCCCCTCACTATTAAAACCTAAATCATTAAGCACAAACACAAAACGCTCAAACTGATTAGCGGGTGTTGGCTGCACAGGTTGCTGTGGATCACTTGGCGCAACACCACTAGATATTTGTTCCTCTAAAATACGGAATCGTGCGAAAAAGTTTATATCACTATCATAAATTAAATTAGGCTCTACCAAGTTACCTTGATTATCAGTCCAGCCTACAAACTCAAAACCACTTGGAGGCGTTGGATTCGGTAAAGGAAACTCTGGAAACAAGGTAAACTCATCACTTGCAAACAATGTAGATCCAACCCAAAAACGTGCTAAATATGATTCCATAGTAAACTCAATATAAGTATTTTTGTTCATAAAATCAATATAATTTTGATCAATACCAGGGTCATTTGTTAATAATAAAAACATGGATACTGCTTGATTATCAGGATCATCTATAATTTTTTCTAAATCAATAACAAATAAACCATTTGGTCCTTGTTCTAATGGTCCTACAAACTCCACAGGCACTAAATCTCTAAATGGTATAATCGTTAATCCTTCATTTTGCACATTTATTGTTATGTCACTTACCAAACTGCCAACTTCCCACCTTGCTCTAGCTGTTCTTGGTAAATAAATTGTAATTAAATTAGTTCCCGTTGGAATTGCTATGCTACCTTGCAATACAGGGCTATTTATACTACCCCCCCAATTACTAAAAGGATCTAATACATCTAAAGGCTTACCAGCACCTCCGCTAAAAACGGCATACAAATTAATGTCTTGATTAACTGATTTCCAAAACTCAAACTCTTGTCCGTCATCTGTTGCCCAAAACATAAACTCGCTACCTGATACGCTTGATGTTGGATAATCGCTTGGAAAGTTTACTGTGTCTAAAAATGGCACTTTAGCAAACTGTTGATTTTCTACAAAAAAAGTCGCATAGAATGGCTTGCCTAACGTTGCAAAACTATTCTCATTCATAAAAGCAATATAGCCAGCTGGTATTGCACCCTCTCCATAAGACTGCGCAATAATAACTGCAAAATATTGAGCATTTTCAACGCCTAATGCTTGTAAATCAAACTCATAAATACCGCCTGGTTCTAGCTCATTAGTAAAATCAATTAAATTAAAACTATCAATTAAAACATCATCCGCGTCTAAAAACACAATTTCAGTATCTTGACCCCCAATAGAATTAACATGAAAGTTAGTTTTAGGGATTTCTAAAGTAAGTCTAGCGGTATTGCCTACTAACTGATTATTAGTGGACTGTAAAATGTTCCCTGTTCCTATCCAAACATTAACCCAGTTATCTAAAGGCACAACCGTTTGCTGTTCTTGAGCTTCTAGCGTTTGATTAGCACTTACTAAACTTATTAAACCTACTAACACTATTGCTAACAATTTTTTTATCATGATTCCACCTGCCTTTGACTAATCGTTAAGAAACCTAATAAAAATATGCCTATGCCAATTACTAAAACGATCCATATTGGAATAATGCCAATAACTACAAATATAAAGAAAAGCATAAGACTACTAGCCATTGTTACTATCATTGGAGCCTTAAGTATCATATGCGTTGCAATTACAAACGCAAAAATAGCAAACGCAAAAATAAGCTGACTAAACGTATCGTCAAAACCTGCATTTATAAAATAATCTTGTAAAGATTGAACAATATCCATGTTATACCTCCAAAAGGTAAAAATAAAGGAGGGCTTAGGATAAGCCCCCCAACCTGTGGCTTAACCTCTACGGTTAGTAGCGATAAAGCCGACTGCACCAGCAACTAAAATAATTACATAAAGAACTGGTAACAGGTCAACTAATGCCCCTGTAGTAGTGTCTTCTAATGCACCACCTACGCCAGTTAAGTCGCCAGCAAAATCTGCTACCACTGGTAACAATGCCAAGCCAATTACTAAAGCGATCATCGCTTGGATTAAACGATTAACCATGTGTCGCCCTCCTTTTTTTAGTATTTAAGTTTTATTATAACCGCTAAGCGGATTATAACCTATCTTGGAAAAACAATTCCCTGGATCATCATCATAAACGAAACTGTAATCACTACGATTAGGAACCCTTTAAGCAATTTATCCATTGGCGTTCCCTCACCATACTTAGTATAAATTGCCATAGTAGATATACCAATGAACATAAAAAACATAGGCACTAATCCAACTAAAGTCGCTGCAACATTACTAAATGGCTGTCCTATAACAGTTTGTGTTGTTTCGCCCGCATACCAAACATGAGTGTCTGTAACTGCTATTGACCGAATAACCCCTCCGTAATTAGGAGTTTCGTAAACTTTAGTTAAATATGTTGGATCAGGAAACTGTGAACTGATTTGATAAGCTGTCATAAAACCAAATAAATTAACATTATCAAATGCTGTATTTTCTTGAAAATTAGGACCACTTTCAAAATGATTATAACCAAATATCACAGGATTAAAAAAATCTTGTGGATTCAATGGATCCGCACTTACTTTAGTTACTGGAAAAATAAACATCAATGTGAAAATTAATGCTATTATTTTGATCATACAAATAAACCCCCTTAAATATTCTAACTCACTTTAACATTAACAAATTAAAACGATCCTGTCAACAATTATTAGCACTATTAGCACTCTAACTATAGTAGTGCTAGAATAGTTTACCATACGAACTAGGTTCCTAACTCCTAATGGCCCC